GATACCAACGTCAGCTCTGTAACGGATGATAATCCGTATGGCCTGCCAGCTCACTCCGTGACCTGTGTGGTCGAGGGTGGGACGGATGAAGACGTGGCAGAAGCGATATTTTTGCATAAAGGCATCGGTTGTTATACGAACGGCGATGTTGAAGTGCAGTATACGGACCAGAACGATTATATAAACCGTGTGCGGTTTTATCGCCCTGTTTACAAAGATATTTTTGTTAAGGTCGTAATCAAAAAATATACAGGTTATATCTCTACTATGACTGTCAAAGTACGCGAGGCTGTTTATAATTATCTGGCCGCGCTGACGATTGGCAGTGACGTGTCTGCGTCGGTGCTGAGCAATATCATTACCGACTGTAATCCGTCGCTGACGAAGCCTATCTTTGGCATCAAAGAACTGAAGCTGGGGCTTAGCAAATCGTCTATGGCAGCGCAGGACATTGATATAGGCTTTAAAGAGATACCTAATCCTGCGTATGCGAATATTGAGGTGACGCTGGAATGATGCAGAATCTTGATTATTATAAGCGCCTGGTTACGAGCGAATATCGCCACAGCCCACGCTTTACGGCGATGGTACAAAAGCTGCTTAGCTATGGTCTGGGAATTGACGACAGCATAAATAATATGATTGTGGCGTTTGAGGTGGACAATGCTAGTACAGCACAGCTGGATATTTTAGGGCAGATTGTTGGTGTAAGCCGCCAACTGAATTTTGAGCCGTCTGCTGCTGCCATTGGTGAGGTTATTTGTCCATCGCCAGCAGAAATGGCAAGCGGTGAGGTTTATCCGATAATTTATACGCCTACGCCTGACAAATTGGCAAGCACGCCTATGCTCACAGGTTATCCGCCAGCGGAAATGGGCAAGGGTAATCTGCTGGACGACGAAGTTTTCAGGTTGATGATTAAGGCCCGCATTATCCAGAATACCTGGAAGGGCACAATTGGTGAGCTGTACGATTTGTGGGACGCTGTCATGGGCGCTAATAAAAAACTGTCCATTGAGGACTTGCAGGATATGAGCTACAACATTGTGCTGCAGGGTGATTACACTCAACTTGAGGAAGAACTCATCATCCATGCTTACGTTATCCCAAAGCCGGAAGGCGTGCGTATCAATGTGCTGACGTTTGTATCGACAGACGGCTTGCCTTTGTTTAGCTATGATTATAATACTATGCGTTACAGTGGCTATGAGAGCCATTGGGCAGAAGCAGAAAAGGGGAATTGATAAATGGCAAACAGCAATTTTAAAGTATTCGCTGAATCTGTGTTGGCACTGAATGTTGTGAGCGACGCTGAGTATGCTACAGACACCCAGCGCATTAATGGTGTTGTACCGGGGCTTGCTTCGGCGGCGCTGCATAACAAATTATACAAGCAGGCCACGATTATGGCTGCTGCGCTGGCGCAGGTCCTGGTCGAACAGGGGCAGGATGCTTTGGACAGCGATTACGCAGGCCTTGTGGCATCAATCAAAAAAACATTCCTGCTGTCGCTGAATGGCGAAAAACCGGATGCAAAAGGCAATCTGCAGAAGAATTTTGTCTATAGCGTTGAGGGGAAAAAACCGGACAGCGGCGGCAACGTGTCTTTGAATATCGATTATCTCAACGCGATGAGCTTTGTTGGCTCCGTGGTCATCACAAAGGATAACATCAATCCAGGTACGAAGATTGGTGGCACGTGGCAGCTTCTGCAGAGCGGTCGATATATCCGCTCTGCTGGTGATGGTTATGCTGGCGGTGCTCTGGGTGGTAGCGATGGCTTTGTGCTTACGCAGAAACAACTGCCTGCACATAGCCATGAAGCTACAATTTATGGTGCTGGTAATCATAAGCATGACATTTATGTCAGCAATTGGCAAACACACGGCGGCAGTGGTGGTGCAGGATATCAAGCTCATGAGCGCCGCTGGGGCGCAACTGAAGAGGCTGGAAATCACTCGCATCAAATATCCATCCAATCTACCGGCAATGGAGAAAAAGTAACTTTTGAGCCGTCCTATCTGTGTTTATATTTTTGGGTGCGTACTGCGTGAGGTGATATGAATGAGTAATGCAAGAATACAGTTTAGCCTTACGAGCGAGGATGTGTGGAACGCCTACAATCCTCAATTAAAAGAAGGAGAAATCGTCACTGTCTTAAATGCCAATAAAAAAGTTAAATTGGTGCAGGGCAAGGTTGGCGGCTCAACGTACAGTGAGAGCACTGTGATTTGGGACGAAGACACTGCAGAAACAATCATGAGCCGTGCGGAGGCAGCTGCTGTCACTGCTACAGCACAGGCAGCAGCTGCCAGTGGTAGTGCGTCAAAAGCTGCTGCCTCTCAGTCTGCTGCAGCAACGTCTGCAACGAATGCTAAAGCAAGTGAGAACGCTGCCAAAACTAGCGAGACAAATGCTAAAACATATGAGATTGCTGCTGGTAAATCTTCCACGTCTGCTGCATCCTCTGCGTCAACGGCAAGCACGCAGGCAGGCAAGGCTGCTGACAGTGCGACCGCTGCTGCCGGAAGTGCTACGCAGGCTAGTACGTTTGCGACAACGGCGACAAACCAAGCCACCGCTGCCGCAAAGAGTGAAAGTAACGCAAAGGCTTATATGGATACTACAAAAGACCTTAGCGAAAACGTTAATGTTTTTGTTCCTGCCGTTGATGCTGACGGAACTTTGACATGGACAAACAAAGCGGGACTATCCAATCCTGCCGCAGTCAATATCAAAGGTGCAAAAGGCGATAAGGGTGATCCCGGACCGCAAGGTCCGAAAGGCGATGAAGTTACTATTGATGAGGAACTATCTTCAACCTCTATTAATCCCGTTCAGAATAAAGTAGTAACGACAGCGATTGATACTCTTACTGCTAGTATCCCTGAACCATCTGTGTCTAATACATGGACGGCACAGCAGAATTTTTATGACCTTATGCTCAACCGAGAGAAGTACACTACCTATGCTGTCATTGGCACTTCGGATACACCTATAACCTCCACGATGGTTTATAACGTAACAGGTGCATTTACACTTAACCTCGCTACTTTGACTAAGGCATTAAGTGCTAATCAATCATCCGTATTTACTGCATATTTTGCTGCATCAGCAGACTATGCACTGACTATTACTAATGCAGGAACACTTAAATATGTTGGCAGTGCAAGCGACGTAGCTATTACAAGTGCAGGATTGCTCCTTAACATATGGATGAGCAAAGATGGTGGTGGTACGCTCACTAGCATCGTGCAAGCTAGTAAGTTATCGTAGAGGTGGTAATATGGGACTTAATAGAATGATGATGGGAAATGGTGGCGTAAAGGTTGAAGATGGTAGTAAGCATTGGACTTTTAGGGAAGCAGATAATAAAACAATAGCTTTTACTGTTCCAATAGGTGTAAAAAGAATCAAAGTGTTTGCAGAAGTTGACTATGCTGAGGGCACCGAAGATTATTCAAGTTGTTATGCAAAGATTAAAAATACAATAAATAATAAAATTTGGGGTGAAGGCATTTCAGAATGTGAGCTTTTCGAAAATATAAACCACATAGATATTGATTCTATTGTAGGCGTAACCCCAAATAAAACCTATAGCTTGCATTTTGACTGTTATTACACAAGTGGTGTGACTTTTTCATGGGGTAAAGCAATAAATGCGATGACACCTACAGTTGAAGATTATTAAGCAAAGGAGGAGCATCCATGTTAACAAGACTTATGTTTGGTGGGGGGGTACTGCGCAGGTGTTAATAATGCAAGCAGGAAGAAATAAGAGCACTTATGGCTATGCAGCATCTGCGTACGGCTCGCTATCCCCCAATTTTATATATCATCAGGGGGTGACGTATGAGATAAATTCGTTTGTGACTAAAGTTGAGGGTGGATATATTATTGGGCGCACCTCTTTATCCTTCAAGGACAACAAATTACCAAAAGGTGACCGCATAATTATAGAGGTAAACGGAACTGTTTATACGCTAACTGTGCATAATAATACTTATTATGTTGATGCAAAAATTTTTACATCAATGGATGCATATAAAATTAAAATCTTATCAATAGAATGAGGTGATTAAATGCAAACAACCTATAAATACAAAGACAAAACTTACTCTAACCTTTATGCCTTATCCGAAGCCTTAGGGAAGGAAGGTATCTTTATCCCCCTATCAATCGACGATGAAGCCTTAGCGGAATTAAATGTAACTGTTACGCACGAGGAAGAACCTTTGGAAGTGATTAAGCAACGTAAGATTGCGGAGCTTAAAGCAGAGCGTGACGAAGCAGAGGTTACTCCCATTGAATACAATGGACATAGTTATGACTTTGACAGTAAAGCCCGTGACAGAATCAGCGCTGCAATTATTGCGCTGGAACTGCAGGGAGCAAATGCGGACATTGCCTGGACTACCGCAGACAACCAGGACGTCAGTGTAACCGCCGCTGACCTGCGTGCTATCGTGGCTGCCGTTGCTGTGTGCAGTAATGCGCTGCATATTGCCTACCGCAAGGCGAAGGCTCGGGTTGAAGCTGCAGTTACTGCGGATGAAGTAAAAGCTGTAACAATGAATTAGGAGGTTGAGAAATGGATTTTTTAGCTTTGCGCTACGCCGTATATAACGCGGCACATACTTTGACTCATGGTTTTACTTACAAATCAGTTATCGGCGCGATTTTGGCATTCCTGCTGCACAAGCATGCAGTACTGTTCATGCTTTTCTCAGCGCTGGTATTTCTGGATTGCTTTACCCGCTGGATGAGCCTGTCTTACAAACGTCTGCAGGGCATGGGGCAGACTCCGTCCGTGACGCAGATTATCGGCGGCATTGAGGCAGCTCGCGCAGAAGGTCTTATCTCCAGCGAAGTCATGAAGCATCGCTTTGTCGGGAAGGTCATCGTGTATATCCTCTGCGTGCTGGCTGCCGTATTGGTAGATTTGGCCATGATCACGCTGCAGCAACCTGTGTGGGCTGTCCCGCTGGTGGCAGGTTATCTGGTCATCACAGAGTTGCTGTCTATTTGCGAGAACCTCAACGACGCGGGTATTGAGGCAGTTCAAGGTCTTGTTAATGTTATCAAAAAGAGAAGAGGTTGATTATTATGACTATGTTATCTGCTCATTTTTCTGAGTCCGAATTTGCTTGCAAACATTGCGGAACGCTGCCGACATATGGCATTAGCTCTGCATTACTGACCGGTCTGGAACGCTTGCGTGCACGTTTAGGTCGCCCGATAATTATTACTAGCGGCTATCGTTGCCCGGTACACAATGCTGCTGTTGGTGGCGTTAGTAATTCTCAGCATGTCGCAGGTACCGCCGCTGATATCTACGTCGACGGCGTATCTACGCGTGAGCTGGCCCGCATCTGCAAGCAGATTTTTGACGGTGTGGGTACTTATGTATCGCAGGGCTTTGTCCATGTTGACATGCGTGCTGGCGGCTCCGTTCCGGGCTATTATCTGTGGGAGGGCTAAGATGTGGAAAAAATACTGCGCAATTACTGCAGCTACATTGTGCTTGCTGTGGCCTGCCTCTGCCTCGGAGGCATCATCGGCTACAACCTACACAACCTACACGATGACGGCGGCGGAAATGTCAGCACTCGACAGCAGGTTGAGTCTGCTGCTGCAGCAAACAAAAGTCACCAGGCAAGCGCTGGCAGAATCACAAGCAGCGCTGAACGAGTCGAGAGCAGAATTGAGCAAGCTCAAGACGGAATCACTAAAGCTGCAGATAGAGCTGCAAGCTCAGAGCAGCTTATTGGAGAGTGCCAACAAATCCTTGCAGGCATCCGCCAAAGAGGAAGCTCGCACCCGCCGCAGAATTAAAGCACAGCGCAATACCGCTATCGTTGCGGCCGTTGGGCTGCTTGCCTATGCTATTAATAAATGATGATTGATTGGGAGGAAGTGATATCTTAGGAGGTCTTGTATATGGATGTCACTCGTAAGCGAGCGCGTGCGTGGCTACGTATGTGCTCACGAATCGAACTTGACCGTGCCATGGAAGAAGCACGGCTTACGGAGCAGCAGCGGGAAGTCATCGAGTTAATGTTTACCCGAGGCTTGTCCGTGGTTGCTATCAAATTACGCTGTAATATGGACGAGAGTACAGTAAAACGTATCCTTGCCCGCTCTTACGACAAAATCTACAATGTCATCATGTAACCTGCGCCCCAGTGATCCTGGGGTGCTTTTTTTATGCCCTTTTATTGCGCTTTTGCACATCGCTTTTACCTATACAATGTAGACAGAAATGAGGTGAGCTTATGAATTTTGCAAATATGCCAAATCAACCGAACCTGCCGCCTATGCCGCAGCTCTTTGGTCAGCCAGCACAGCAGATGGCTCCAGCTGGTGAGATTGTATGGGTGCAGAGCGTCGACCAGCTCAATGCTTTAACTCTCCCGCCTAATGCGTCAAGAATCTACATGAACTCTGCTGATGCGGAGTTTTACATTGTAACTACGGACAAAATCGGCATGAAATCTGTGGCAACATACACGTTTGTGGAGAAGCCTAAACCGCAGCCTGTAGAGTACGTTACCAAGGCGGAGTTTGCAGAGCTTATCGCTCTGCTGAAAGGAGCGCAAAATGAATCCAATTTACCAAAGACAGAATCAGCAGCAGCGTCAACCTCAGGCGGGCGACCTGCAGGTCATCAAGCAAAATCTCAATGATAAAATGCTGCAACAATTTATAGCCCAAGCTAAGCAGCAGGGAATCTCTGACAATGATATCAATGCTGGCTTGCGAATGCTCGGGTACAAGTAGGCATCACGCGCGATGTGCATTATTATAAAAGGAGGGATATCGTATGGATATCGGCGAAGCAATGGCGTTGACCAATAGTAACAATAACTGGATGAACAATCCGTTTATGTATCTTATCTGGTTGGCGTTTTTCGGCGGCGACGGTTTTGGCTTTGGCCGTCGTGGTAATGCCTTAACTCAGGCAGAATTACAGGAAGGTTTTAACAATCAGAATGTAATGCGTAGTTTGGAAGGTATTAAAAACGGTGTTTGTGATGGCTTTTACGCTATGAACACAAATGCTCTGCAAGGTCAAAATCAGCTGCAACGTGATATGTGTCAAGGCTTTGGTGCCGTGACAGCCGGCATTACTAATACTGGCTATCAGCTGGGTAACCAAATCACGGAGAACCGTTTCGCGGCTCAACAATGCTGCTGCGAGACGAATCGCAACATTGACAGCGTTAAAGCCGAGAATTATAAAAACACCTGTGAAATCACTACTGCCATCCACAGCGAAGGTGAAGCTACTCGTGCTCTGATTACTGCGAACACAATGCAGGAACTTCGTGATAAACTGGCAGACCGTGACCGTGAATTGCAAGCTGAACGCTATCAAGTTAGCCAGCTCACTCAAAGCGCTACTATCATCGAGGCAGTGCGTCAGCTGTTAGGTCAGCGTGGTTGCGCTGGCTGCCAATATCTGACTGCTGCTTGATTGGCGGTGAGAGCTAATGGCTTATCTGAATAGTTATAATCTTGCTAGTCAAGCTCTGGAGGTTGGTAATGTTATTGCACTGGGGCCTAACGACGTGCAGTTTAGTGGGTGCTGCAATGGTTTGAGCCATGCAGCTGGCACTGGAATTATCAACGTCAAAGCTCCGGGTGTGTACGAAGTCAATGTTACGGTGACTGTTACTGCTACGGCAGCTGGTGCTATCGGGATACAGCTCTATAATGGTGCTGACGCTGTACCTGGTGCATCTGCTACACAAACAGCGGCCGCTGCTGGTGTGGTGACGCTGCCTATCAGTAAGTTGATCCGTGTGCGCCCGTCCTGTGCCGCTGTCAGTAATGCGGCAAATATCAGCCTGCAACTGACAGGTGGTGCCGGAACGGTTACCAGCGTCAATGTAGCAATACATCAAATCGCTTGATTTTATGCGGTATAGTCTTTAATGACTATATCGCATATTTTTTTATTTAAAATTTAAATTTATGACTTGTAATAATTAAAAAGTAGAGTTAATATACATATAATGAAGATGAAAGGTGGTTATGAACCATGAAAATTATTGATGTTATGCAACAATGGAATGATGATTGCAATGATTCTTTTCAAATGCTGGCTGGTGAATATTTTTTTGAACAACTCGAATACGATTGCAGCGAAATTGAAGCTTTGAAAGCTACAAAATCGTATCTGGAAAAATTCACTGAGGCTGATTTTGCCGAGCTCATCGGTGGGAAAGATGCTTGGCTGGAAGCGCTAAGAACAATAGATAGTCTTTTGAAAGCCTGAATCCCTCACCGCTAACTAAAATTTAGTTAGCGGTTTTATTTTGACCACTTTTTGACTGCTACATCTAGACAGATATACAAAGATATAGTAAAATATAGCATAGTGTGAATATTGTCTACCTGTGTAGACATGCGGAAAATGGGGATTTATGCCTTTTGGGGCCGTGGTCTAAAAATGGTCTTGAAAACTAGCGAAGGTGTAAGCCTTCCGTGGGTTCGAATCCCACCCTTTCCGCCATTTTATGCGGGTTCCGGCAATCGCTGAAACCTTGACCACTAAAAAACTAGCGACGTTTGACTACTAGTTGACCACTCATGTTTTTGAGTGGTCTTTTTTATTGTATTCATACAGTTTAAAAGTATTTATGCTAAAATCTGCTTGCATAAATTACAAAATTGAGTTAACATAGCTACAAAAAATAAGGAGGCTATGTTATGAAAGCACATGTGCAGTATTTTTGCGGTCATGAAGCTGATGTTGATTTGGTTGGCAGTGCTGCTGTCCGCCAGCAGAAGCTGGCTGGCCTGAAGAAATCTCTTTGCGCTGCATGTCTCACAGAAGCATGGAACGCCTGCGTTGCTGGTTGCCTGCCACGTGAGATGTCCATTGATCAATGGGAACGCGAGTATCCTGATTGTCGCCGGATGAAGGTGGATGCAGAAAACGGTACCGTGATTGCCTGGGTACCGGAAAACAGAGCATAAAAAAATACCCCGCTTCAAGGCGGGGCTTTTTTTATGCTTATATGATGTTAGCTAGGGTTTCCGCTGCGCGCTCATCGTCGCCAGGCATTACGTGGCTGTAGGTGTTGAGCGTCAGATTTGCAGTGCTGTGGCCGAGGCGTTGCTGCACCGTCTTGTAGCTGGCACCGTGCTGCAGCAGGAGCGAGGCGCTGGTGTGACGCAGGCTGTTGAGGCAGAAATCTTTCGGCATATCTGCTTTTTTGCCGTAGCGCTTGACGAGCTTGCTTATTGCGTCCGGGTTGAGCGGTCTGCCGTGCTCTCCCGGGAAAAGGAGGCTGTATGGCTGCCACAGCGCGTCGCTCATGGCCTGCAGTCGGACGGTCCTTATCTGTGCCTTAATGAGCGGAAGAATCGCCTTAGGCAGGCTCACAGTGCGCCAGCTGTCCTCTGTCTTAGTGCTTGCGCCAATCTCACCGCCACCTTTGGTACGCAGGTTGGTCTGCCGGACGGTAAACGTGCACCGCTCTAGGTCTACGTCCTGATAACGCAAACCAAGAATCTCACTGCGTCGCATGCCGCTGGTGGCTGCAAGTTTGATGAGCAGCTGGTGCGCGGGATCAGTGATGACGGAGAGCAGCTTTGTTACCTGCGCCTGGGTAAGAGCCACCCACTCGCGCTTGCGGGTAACCTTTGGCTTTTTGATTTGTAGCATGGGATGCTTTGCAAGCACACCATCAATGACTGCTTGGGTAAGCAGAGCCTTGAGCGTTACATAGATATGCTCAACGGTGCGACTGGCAAGCTTTGCCGAGAGTGTGGCTATAAAGTCACGGATGTTGGCTGGCTGCAGATTGCAGAGCGGGAAGTCGCCGAGCTCCGGCTTGATGTGCACCCGGATGTGAGACTCAATCGTTGCCCAAGAATTTTTGCGGATGGCTGCATGCTGGACGGCCAGGTAATGGTCGCACCAATCTTTGAGCAGCATTCCGCTGCTGTAGGTCCCGCTGCGCTTTGCAATTTTGAATTCCTGCACTTTTCGGTCAAGCTCTGCAGATGTTTTGGCTGTGAAGTAATGCTTCTTGCCGAGGTACGTCACTGTGGTGGCGTAGCGGCCGTCGGCGCGTTTTTTATACTTTGCCATTGTGTAAAACCTCCTTGTGTGATACAATGGAGGTGCAATCGGTTGTGAACAAATTGCACCTTGCTCTCTATCGTGGTGGATTGAGAGCACATCCGCCTGTGCTGGGAACACGGGCGGTTTTTTATTTATTTTTTATATTTAAATTTATGATTACTTAAGGGATGCCCGCAAGCACAGCCAAGCTCTAAGATATCATTGTTGTAAATGGGAAGAAGTTTGCACCTTTTTTCATCTTTACACAATTTACTACTAGCTCCACTAGTGCCTATGCCAAAAATCGAACCTATGGCTCCTAATGTATTTATCTTAGTTCCGACAACAACACGACAATTATAATCTTTAATTTTTTCATTTTGATCCTTAGCTTCTGCTAAAATTTTTGCTTCTTTAACTTCGGCAAAGGGAGCCAATATTTTATTTATATATTTATGCGTAATTGCATCAATAATTTTATCTTCTTCGTAAGTTGCTGTTTGCTTTTTGCTAATATAATCAAACCATAGCTCTACTCTTTCTTCAAAAAGCGCAGCATGTTGTTCTAAGGCTGCAACCGATGTATGAAAACAACCTTCTTCAGTTCCCTGCAAGGCAAGCCAATGAATATAGCCACCGGCAGTTGGAAGATAATTATAAGAATTGTTCCCGCCATAAGCATTCATTCTTGATACAATGTTTGCCATTGCACGCTCTTGCTTATATTTTGCATTATATTTATTCCAGGCTTCATTCATTTTTGCATTATTGACATCAACTGCTGCCTGAGCTGCGTCAATTATTTCCTGTTTATTAGACCTAAATGCTTCATTCAAAGTTTGCCCGTTTATGATGATGCCATCAAATTGGGAAACCACTCCATGGGCCAGCGGTGTTGTAAATTCATGTGCCATTGCAGAGCTTGGGACAAGTGCTACTAAAAGCAAAGAAAATAATATTTTTTTCACATTGTCACCTGCTTTCGTAAAAATATTCTCTTGCTTCACACTTTCTTTACTTAAAAAACTTTCCCTTGTGATAGTTGTGTGATAAAATATTTATAGATTAAAAGTTTTGTTGTCGTCACTTCGGTGGCGACTTTTTTTGTTTCTGGGGAAGTTTCAAGCGGTGGCGGCAGTTTCTTCTGCCGCCAGAATACCTAAGATAAAAAGATATAATTCCACCTGAGCGTCCTCGTTTAGTAATTCGAGTCGCTCACTGTCCATTAGATTAATACACCTCCTTTATTGGTTCCGCAGGTTTTTGGGATTTGAAAGTAAATCCTCAAAATATTCACGAGCGCGCTGTTGCGCTGCAGGACTAAGTTTGTTGTACAGTTCTTGAATATCATTTTTAGGCTTTTCTGGGGTATCCCATCCCATTAGTTGGGAAGGAGTAACGTTAAAAATTTCTGCCAAGAGTATAACCATATCATAGGGGATATTTTTAATATCCCCAGATTCATACCTTTGCAAAGTTGCTTTATTTGGCAATTTACCTATTTTAGATTTAATTATTTGAGCTAAATCTGTAAGAGATAATCCGTGTTTTTCACGGTATTTTCTTATATTTTCTCCTATTTCCATGGCTTGCCTCCCTATAATCTCCCTATAATTACGTTAACATCATTATAAATTACTTTTGCGCAAAATGCAACAAGGAATCGACTTTTTGCAAAAAAAGTTGCGCGATATGCGTTGACAAATAGCTTTGATCATGGTATTATAGTTGCATAAAGCGCAACGAAAGGCGGTGAGAAAATGTATGGCATTAATGTAATGTTGTTGCGTCAAAAAATGATTGAAAATGGGTTTATAAATATTGTAGACCTTGCAAAAGCAGCAAATGTTAGCCGTGATACTATTAGTAAAATGTTGGCTGGCAAAACTAAACCTCAAACTAATGTAATGTATGCAATTGCTAATGCTTTGAAATTAACCTGTGAAGAAGCGGGGAAAATTTTTTTTGCACGTAGCGTTGCGTAAAATGCAACGGAGGTAATTATGGAACCTATAGCTATAACTCTTGACAAAGCCTGTGAGTTAACGGCCATCGGTAAAGCGTCGATGGTGAAGCTTATGCAGGATCCCAAATTTCCGGTATTTAAAATCGGAAACAAGTCGGTTATCCCAGTAGCTGGCTTGAGAAAGTATATTGAAACTCTGGGTGCTGAGCACTATGGAGTCGTTTAGGAGGCGGATGGTATGAAAAAGCTTTTAATTATCCTGCTTATGGCCATCTGTGCATGGGAGGCATGGGACTACACCCATCCTCAGCCTGTAGACCGCTACGTGGTCAAGGTTACCGCTGCTGATGGCGACACCCTCTGGCATCTCGTTGGAGACGTCATGGATAGAGAGGGAGACCGCCGCGATGTCCGCGAGGTCATCCACTACGCCAAAAAAATCAGCAACCTGAAGGGTGACCTGCAGGTTGGCGATGTTGTTCTCATTCCTATTGAAGTCGTTAAAAAATGAGAACCGATGACCGTGGCGTCCATTACGTAGACTGCATGTTTTGCGGTACGGAATGGATAGTGAGCCGCTTTGTAAAAGAACCGTATGCGTGCCCTTATTGCAGGGCTATGTATAAAAATTTCAATCCACCACAATCAAAAAAGAAAGGTAAGGTGCAAAAATGATTAGAACAAAAACCCAGTTTTTTATTCAGCGTTTAAATCTTGAAATGCATAACCTGCGTGAATATGCAGGTTTGCTGGAACACTGGAACACGAATGATGAGCAAGACGAGGTCCTGCTGGAGGCGGAGCTTGATGTCATTGACCGTATCGGCGCAACGCTCAAAGAGATGCGTGAGCTGCAGTCTCATGAATGGTCTGTTATGTACAAGGCTCTGCAAGATACCGCAGAAAAGACTGCTGCTGATGGTTCCGGTATGCCAAAAGAAGGCTCCGGTATGCCGAAAGATGGCGCTTGCAAGGAGGCTGAGTAATGGCTAGTGTATACGAGCTTGATGCTAAAATCTCCAGTTGCATCCAGCTGGATGAAGAGCACGTTGTCAGCGTTGATGACGGCGAAATCCTGAACCTGCAGCAATTTGAAGCGCTGCAGATGGAGCGTGACGCTAAGGTCGAAGGTCTGGCTTGCTATATCAAAAACAAGCTTGCCGATGCCGAGGCGATTTACGCTGAGATTGACGTCCTTAGTCAGCGTGCATCGGTGATGAAGCGTGAAGCCGAGCGCTGCAAGGCTTATCTGGCCGGGGCGCTTTACGGCGAGAAGTTTGAAACTCCCCGCTGCAAGATTAGCTGGCGTAAGTCTGAGGTGTGCAACGTGCTGTCCATGGAAGAACTCCCTGATGAGTACAAGCGCACGAAGGTCACTATTGATGCCGATAAGACGGCAATCAAGAAGGCGATTAAAGCCGGCGCCGAAGTTCCAGGTGCTGAAGTTATTCAGAAGCTGAACATGACTTTAAAATGAGATTTGTTATGTTATGCAAGAATTGCCCTCAGTGTAAAACAGTTGGGGTTGGCGATATTTGTACACGTAGCTGGTGCAAATTAAGCAAGCCTGATGCTGCTGGCAGATATTTAGGGCTGGAACCATGGCGCAGTAAGCCGCATCCGAAATGTCCGCTGATGGCAAGATTAAAAGAAAATTACAAGGAGTGATTTTATGGGAATGCCTGTATTGATTCTGGGCGCGTCCGGTTCTGGCAAGTCCACGAGCCTGCGCAATTTTGAGCCGTCGGAGGTTGGCGTGTTCAACGTGGCGAGCAAACCGCTGCCATTCAAAAAGCGGCTGAAGGTCGTAAATCATGCGACGTATCAGGTCATCCAAGAAACGTTGGTGAAGAACAACTTGCGCTGCTACGTTATCGATGACTCGCAGTACCTCATGGCGTTCAACATGTTTGCTCGCGCGAAGGAGACCGGGTATCAGAAGTTTACCGACTGTGCGTTGAATTTCTACAATCTGCTGGCGCTGATCCGCGACCATACGACCGATGATACTATCGTGTATCTCCTGCATCACACGGAGTGCGATGATACTGGTCACATCAAAGCCAAAACTTCGGGCAAGATGCTGGACAATCAGCTCACTCTAGAGGGCCTGTTCAGCATCGTGCTGCTGGCTGAGACCGACGGTAAGGCGCATTGGTTTACCACGCAGAGCGATGGCTTCACGCCTGCGAAGTCTCCGATGGAGATGTTCGCACCGAAGATTGACAATGACCTGAAGGCTGTTGATACGGCTATTCGTGAATACTATGGATTTAACGAGGAGGCAAAGAAAAATGAAAAAGCTTAACTGGAGAAATGTTGAAGCTGCGAGTGAAGGCTACGCAGCGCCGCCTGCTGGCGGTTATGTACTGGCCATCTGTTCTGTAGAAGACCATGCAGACAAGGAGTACCTGAAAATCTATTGCGACATCGCAGGTGTAGCTGATAAAGCAAACGAGCAGTTTATTGGTTACTATGGCCAGCGCAAGGAACGCAGCGGTGACAAAATCCCGCTGTTCAGCTTTATCCGCAGCTATAAAGATTCTGCGCGTGGCTTCTTCAAATCGTTTTTGGTGGCGTTAGAAAAGAGCGGCAACTCCGGCTTTGTAGCAGACCGCTTTGCTGGTGACGAGCAGCAGTTCTGTGGCATGGTCGTCGGTGCTGTGCTGGGGCAGGAAGAGTACGTCTGGAACGACAAGCTCCGTGTGCGTCTGAAGGTAGCGCAGCTCTGTTCCGTAGAGCGCATCCAGAAGGGCGACTTCGAGATTCCGGAACTTAAAAAGGTAGACCTTGCAGCAGTTCCGGTTGCAGCTCCTGTCTCCAGCATGGACAGCTACGGTGCTAACGTACCGCTCAGTGATGAAGACATCCCTTTCTAAGTCCGAGCTGCACCTGGAAGATATTCGCCCCTTTTTAACCGGTGTAAAAACAAAGCCGGGTGGACATATTACTGCTACCTGTCCCTTGTGTGGCAAAGCAGGGCATCTGCACATCGATGAGAAGAACGGCACGCTGCTGGTCTATTGCCAGAAGTGCAACGCTCCCGGCACGGACATCCTAAGAGAGTTCCGTCGTCTGGGAGCAAAGCCTGCCGAACCGGAGCCTGTAGATTATAAGACGGCAAAGCCTGTTGAGGATTACCGCCATATCTACCGTAATCCCGACGGCACGGAAGCTTACTACAAGCGCCGCCGGAAGTGGGCTGATGGGCACAAGGTTTTCAGCTTTGCTTATGTTAACGCCGAAGGACGCACGGTGTACTCCAAACCCGAGAATTGTAATAACCTTTACAACTTAGATGCACTAGCAATGCATCAGAGCACAAGGTTATACATCGTCGAGGGTGAAAAGTGTGCCGACGCCATGATGCAGCACGGGCTGCTGGCGACCACGAGCAATACCGGTGCACAGAAGGCGATTAAGCTCAGTACGACGGACAAGGCGCTGCTGGAATCATATCCGGAGCGCATCGTCATTCCCGACAATGACGAGAAAGGCACCGATTATGCTGCAGCCTGGCAGGGCGCAAAGGTCATGGACATCACAAAGCTGTGGCCTGACTGCCCGCCTAAAGGTGATATCGCAGATTACTTTGCTGCCGGTGGCACAGCCGAAGCAATCGAAGCCTACGAGTGGCCTGTGGTGCTCTCTCTGGACAGAGAATTCTTTGAAGGGTGCGACAGGTTCAGCCTTATCGATGAGGCGCTTCTGGAGGCGATAGCGGCGCTCACAGAGCCGTCCAAGCGTCAGCAGATGCTTTCCATGGCGAGGTTTCGCGCTGGGGAGCTGTGCTGCAAGAGGGAGTTTGAGAGCTGCTGGAAGGCGTACCTGCAGCAGCAGGCAGCTAAGGGTATAAGGTCAGATAATCTGACCAAATTTCCGCAGCAGCTGTTTGCCTTGCGGTGCGGTAACTGGAACACATCAATTAATGGCGTGTATCGAGCGGTACAGGTCGGGACAGAATATAAAAACGAATACGCAAGTCCCATTCCCATTATGCCGACGGAGCTGCTGGTGAACGTGGAGGATGAAACGGAAAAAATCCGGCTTGCGTATTTTAAAAATGGCGGCTGGCAGAGCGTGGTGGTTCCGCGTTCTGTGCTGGCCAACAAAAACAAAATAATCCTGCTGGCAGACAATGGTGTTGAAGTCAACAGCGACAACGCCGGTCTGCTGGTTAAGTATCTGGCAGAGGTCATCGCCATGAACCCGGACATCCTGCCGCGGGTGAAGTCGATTGACCACATGGGCTGGTCCGATGCAGGCTTTGTGCCGTACACGGACGAGGTCAAGCTGGACTGCGAGGAGCAGTACAAATCTCTGGTGCAGGCAGTCTCAAGTAAAGGCACGCTGGAGGAATGGGCGGCCTACGTCGCACCGCTCCGGCAGAACCTGTACATGCGCCTGATCCTGGCGGCATCGTTTGCGAGCGTGCTGGTCGAGCGCGTATCTGCGCTGCCATTTGTTTTGCACCTTTGGGGCGGCACCGGCAGCGGCAAGACCGTGGCCATGATGGTGGCTGCGTCTGTCTGGGGTAATCCGGGCATGGGCAAGCTGGTGCGGACCATGAATATGACGGTCAACTCTATGATGAGTACGGCGTCTATCCTGCGTAACCTGCCGTTCTTTGGCGATGAGCTACAGACGATTAAAAGCCGCTTTGAAAATTATGACACGCTGATCATGCGCGTCACTGAAGGTCTCGACCGCGGTCGTATGACGAACGCGACCTTCCAGCGGCAGAAGTCCTGGCTGAACAGCTTTGTTTTTACCGGTGAAGAACCGTGCACGAAGTCTCAGTCCGGCGGCGGTGTAAAAAACCGCGTGGTCGAGGTAGAGTGCGACCAGCAGATAATTAAAAACGGCAATGCTGTGGTTAATTTTATCACGCAGCACTTTGGCTGTGCAGGCAGGGCGTTTATCGAAGCGCTGGAAGGGAAGAATCTTGCGGCTGATTACAATGAGATTATGCGTCTGGTGCTGGAAGTAACGGATACGACCGAGAAGCAGGCCATGGCGATGGCTCTTATGCTGCAGGCGGATGCGATTGCGAGCAAGGCTATCTTTGGTGATCCTGGCGATGTGCTGTCGCCGGAGGATATAGTTGGCTTTGTGAAGAGCAAGGCTGAGGTTGATGTGAGCGAGCGGGCGTTTAACCTTATTGTTGACGTCATCGGTGCCAATGCCGACAAATTCGACACTGAGTTTCACGATTTTGCCGGATATGCTTACTGGGGCAGACGTAAGAATAATGGCGTAATCCTAATTAATAAAACCGTTCTTGAGGAAGAATTAGAAAAGAAAGGTTTTGACTATGCTGCTCTAAAGAAAAAATGGGCTGAAGCAGGTCATCTGCTGAAAACGACGCAGGGAAGGTTTTACGGACTATATTCCCTGAATCATGTTAGAGCAAATTATGTAGCTCTTTATGTAAAAGGTTAGCAATGTTAGCTAAAGGTTAGCTAAAAAAATGGCTCAACCATGCGGCTTATAAACCTTTAGCTAACATAATAACATTAGCTAACATAATTAGATATATACGTATGGAGTTTTCTGCTTTAGACTAGGGCGGAAATAAAAATAATATATATCGATATTCTTTCAAAAATGACGTTAGCTTGTTAGCTAAAACTGAAAAATCGCTCAACCATGCGGCTTATAGGGTTTTAAAAGGTTATCTGGAAGGTTAGCGAGCTAACATCAAAAGGTCAGCTAAAGGAGGGAAACGATGTTATTTAAAATTTTGAGTACTATGTTACGTGACTTTATTGCAGGGCTGGTTATGGCGGTGGGGTGCTGCTGTATGATGGTGGCACAGGCTTTTTGTCAAAGCTGCTGTTTGCCTCGCCCAGTTTGCGTGCAAAATTCGCGGGGTGAAATGTGATGTTAAGTAAAATCTGTCTGGTGTTTGCAGTGCTGATCAGCATTGTGTGGATGGTGAGCCTGACGGTGTTAGTTGGCTGTAGTGCTGTATGGGCGCTGCAGAAGTTAGGAGGTATGTAAATGTATATCAAAACTAAAAGCGGAGATTATGTGAACTCTAAGAATATCGGTGCATTAAAAATCGTACGTTATGCTGGCAATTTTAACGTTATTGCAGACTGCACCGGCTATGGCAGCGAATATTGCTTCTACACAAGTGCCAAGAAGGAAGACGCACAAGTGTATATGACCTTGATGGTGAACCGCCTGGATGAGGTGGAAGCTGCAAGCATGCAGTACCAGCGTTGTGCTACCCTCAAGGTGTCGGAGGCTACTGTTGATGCAATGCGTTATAGCTATCGCAATCGCCCGCTCCAAAGCGAGCCGCAGAATGTAGCCAGCAAGAACACCAAGCTGTCCGCAATGCTGACCGCGCTTGTTGATGACTTCGCCGCATCCGGCGACATGGACAATCTCCTGAAAATCAACGCGTATATCCGCATGTATCTGCAGCAGGAGGCTAACCATGAATAAGCAATATCTAATGTTGACGCTGGAATCTGATACCTTTAAGGGCATGAAGGCCGATTTCGATGAGCTCCTGCAGCAGCTGCTGGAGAAGCTCTTTGCTGGCCGTATTGCTGATGGCTCTATCAGCATGAAGCTGTCCGTCAGCTTGACCGAAACCTATTCTGAAACAATGGGTAAGGACATTTCTGTACCGCTGTTCAAACATAAAACTACCGCCAATTACACGGAGAAGCTGGAGAATGCCGGTGCTGTCTCCCTGCCTAACACGTATCTGGAATACGACGAAGACCTCGGGGAGTTCGTTCTGAAGCCTTGCGGCGGCGAGCAGGACATGTTCGCGGAGCAGGAGGCTGAGGCTGATGAAGTAACTGTCGACGTTAAAGCCATTCCGCAGGACTGTCACCGTCCCCTGCAGGTGCGTGATCCGATGTGTAATGACTGTGCTAATCGCGATACCAGCGCCTGCGACCATTGCGATGGCTGCGACAAGTGGGAGCCGACGGTAAAATGATTCCGCTGCGTCCCTACCAGCAGGAGCTGGTGGATAATATCCGCAGAGCAATCGGTCAGGGGCGGCACAGCGTGTGTGCAGTGTTGGGCTGCGGCGGTGGCAAGAGCGTTATCCAGGGCAACATCGCCGCCAGCGCCACGGAACGCGGTAACAGGGTACTGTTCGTCGTGCACCGCAAGGAGCTGTGCCAGCAGATTACCAATACCTTCGCGGCGTGCGGCGTAGACTTCTCTCTCTGTACCGTAGGCATGGTGCAGACGGTCTGTCGCAGGTTGGCAAAGACTCCGGAACCGAAGCTGATTCTGGTCGACGAGGCGCACCACATCCTGTCGCAGAGTTATTTGTCTATCCTGCAGCATTTTCCGGGAGCTGTAGTCTTAGGATTTACGGCCACGCCGCAAAGGATGAACGAGGGTGGTCTGGGTGCCGTCTTTGAAGAGCTCATCGAGTCAGTGAGTACCGAGTGGCTCATCCAGAACCATTATCTGGCACCGTACAAATACTACGGCGTTCAGCTGGCGGATGCCAGCAAGCTGCATACTAAACGCGGCGACTACGACAAGGCTGAGATTGAAGCGCTTATGAATAAGCGTGCCATCTTTGGCAGTGCTGTTGAGAACTGGCTGCAGCTGGCCAAGGGCAAGCAGACCATCGTGTACTGCTCGTCTATCGCCACCAGCGAGGGCACAGCGGCCGCTTTCAGGGAGCAGGGGATAAATGCTATGCACCTTGACGGTACAACGCCGCAGGCGCAAAGACAGGCCGCCGTAGAGGGCTTCCGACGCGGTGAGATCACGGTCCTTTGCAACGTTGATTTGTTTGGCGAGGGCTTTGACGTACCTGACTGTGATTGCGTGGTGCTGATGCGGCCTACTAAGTCGCTCACGCTGCATATACAGCAGTCGATGAGGTCGATGCGTACCAATCCCAACAATCCGGATAAGGTTGCGCTGATCCTGGACCATGTTGGCAATTTCACCCGGCACGGTCTGCCGGATGATGTGCGAGAGTGGTCGCTGGAATCCAAAGCCAAGAAGAAAAAGCAGGAGCTCAGCGTTAAGCAGTGCCCGAATTGCTTTGCCGTGGTCAAGTCAGCGGCCACCGAGTGCCCTCTCTGTCATTACGTATGGGAGAAGGAAGAGCGCGAAGGTCCGGAGGTCGTGGAGGACATCATCCTGCAGGAAGTCGCGCGCATGCCGTATAGTAAACACATCGAGTGTAAGTCATGGGCGCAGCTGGAGCTGTTCCGCTCGACGCACAAACGTGCTGATGGCAAGGTTTTTAAGTTCGCCTGGTCGCTACACAAAGCGGTGCAGCTGGGGCTGGCAGTACCGGAACGGTACCGCAGTGCCGCTATCCGACTGTTGCGTCAGGATGAATACAGGAGGTTAAAGTTTGAATAAATCTGAAGCTCAAATTATGAAGGAGATTGAGGTCGCGGTGTCTGCTGCAGGGCACAAGATTTTCCGCGTCAATGTTGGCGAGGGCTATCTGTACCGCACGCAGCCGACGCAGGCGACGCTCGAACTCGAGAACAAGCGTAGCCGCTGGTTCAAAAGTGGCCCGCCGCAAGGCTACAGCGATTTGTCTGGCGTAGCGTATCCGTCGGGCAAGGCAATCTTTATCGAGTGCAAGACGGCAACCGGCAAGCCGACGATGCAGCAGTGCGTATTCTTGTTGGCGATGTTGGCAGCGGGTGCCAATGCCGGTATCGCACGCAGCTCCGAGGAGGCGCTGGCGATTTGCGAGATGACGGACGACCTGCGTCAGAAGATGGGGGAGTATATCCATGGCTGGTTGGTTAAGCTTAGGCAGCGTGGTAAGTGATCCGTGGCCTGATTGTGCCGACAGCGAGTTCTGGGGGCAGCTGCTACAAAGCGCTGCCCGCCATGATCACAAGCTGTATGTTAAGCTCATCGGCCTGCGCTTTGCCGGAGCAGAGCTGCTGCCTAGTGCACGCTTCGGCCTGCGCCTGGTCATGGCTAACGAGGCGACGGTGACTCAGCAGGAGGCGAGGGAGCTGCTTGCTCCCCACTCTGAGCTGCTACTGAATTTATTTTTACACATAGGAGGTGGCGCAGGTGGACAACAAAAAACTGATACATGATACTGTTGTGGCAACGCTGGCTGCCTTAAATAGCCAGCCTAAGCCGCAGGACTGCTACAAAGCGACGGAAGCACGCTTGTACGCTTACCCGACGCTGCACGCGAACATTGAGCAGTACAAGCTTGATATCCGCGACCTGAAGGCGGAGCGTGTCACGGAGAAATCTAAAGACATTACCTGCTGGGGCGGCGCAAGTTCTCGCCTGACGCCCGAAGAGAAGCAGCAGGCACGCATTATGGCCGTAGAAGTTAAGCTGGCGCGTGATCAGGCGGAAGTTGATAAAATTGACCGCATCTTGAACAGGCTGGAAGCAAGTGAGGATGCGGTGGCGGTAGACCTTATCCGTCAGGCGTATTTTTTCTGCGTACCTTTGGACGATATTGCGCTGCGTGAAGGTGTGTCGCTCTCGACCATCCAGCGCAGGCGTACGCGCCTGGTGCGGCAGCTGGCGTTGATGTTATATGGAGCGGAGGCGTTGATGTAATGACAATTCTTTCACGTAAACGTATCTTACAAACTAAAATCACTTGCAAGACTAGCCGCATCTGCCCGCGTCAGCGGCAGTGGGCAAAACTTAGAGTGGTACAAAAATCCACGGTTCCGGGACCTAGTTTCCTTTCAAAATTAATCCGCAAGCACCGCGAAGTTGTATTACTTCGCAGTGCTCGTGGCTGCTGTCAAGTTTTTGCTTATTGCGTAACGGAGGTGACGCCGATATTATGATTAATTTGTATCCTGTGATTGCTGAAGAATTGCATATCCCTGTTGGCAAGGAGTTTAAGCTCAAGCCTAAGCGTGGCGGAGTATATCCGGCGCAGTACCGTTTCAGCGCTGATGATTTGGAGTACCGTCCGAGTCAGTGCTGCCATTGGTCAAGTATAGGTAATCAGTCCATGCAGATGCGTATTTTTCTTGCTTTGCTGCGTGGCGGTGTGGAGGTTATTAAAGATGAGTAAAAATTTAATCCCGGAAATCGCCCGAATGCTGGGCGTGGAGCTGGGGGAAGAATTTAAGGTCAAAGGCGAAGACGAATTGACCTATAGATTCGATAGCGACGGATTGAAATTAATAACTCATAATAATAGCGGTATTGAAATAGCCGAAATATCTGCTAACGTAGCCTTTACTGCCTTGGTGAACGGCAAAGACGAAATCATCAAACTGCCATGGAGACCGAAGGAAGGCGACACTTTTTATACGTTTGCATCTATACCAAACAAATGGGTTGTCCGTATAGCTTGGTGGGACCAAACCCCTAACCATTACGCTTTATTAGACAAAGGCTGGGTGTTCCACACAGAGAAAGAAGCGCAGGCAGCACTGCCAGCTGTGGCTAAAGAACTGGGTGTGGAGTATCAATTGTAAGCGAAAACAGCAACATGTTGCAAAAAATCTCTTGAAGAAATTGAGAATCAGCAGGAATTGTTTTAGGAGGTAAACCATGATTGAATCTGAAGAATTTACATCATTTATTGATGACGAGCTTGAACGCGTAGGTGATTTGTTCGCAGAAAAACAGCAGCAGTATTCTGCTGGTGCTGATCCGCTGTCAAACTTCCGTACTGGCGCTTTGCTGGAGCATCGTGATGGTAGCTATGAGACGATGTACGAGGTGGCTAAGGGCTATCTGAACAAGCATATCGCTTTTCTCTATGATCATGGCATCGTTGCCAAAACGGAAGAATCCTTGCGCGACATGGTGGTCTATGGGCTGATTATGCTGTACCTGGTCAAAAAGAACCAGGAGCTTGAGTAGGCGAAGGAGTGAGGCTGATGAGCAGTAAACGTAAACTTAAGCGCCGCAATCCTGCGCCGGTGGCAGGATTTAAATACGAGCGCATGTGCCAGGCTGTGTCCGAGCAGGCTATTTATCGTGTGCTGGCTGTTGCGATTGATATCCTCTAGAATGATTTCGGTGGTCTGCAGCGCAAGGACCAGCGCCTGAAGTTCTTCGCAGAGACGTTCCGTGAGCGTCTGGAAGTTGTAGACCAGGGCTTTACGCCGACGCAGCAGGCAGCTATGGATGAGCTGCAGCGCCAGGCTGGGTATAGCGTAGTGTTTAATGTAAAATAATTCAATGACCGCTCATCTGATGGTGGGCGGTCTTATTTTCTTGAAAATTCACAAAGAGTTCACAAAGGCGTGAGAAAAAGCGGTGATTTTTATGGTATAATAAAAACCGTGGAGAAGTGTCGATAAAATTCGATACTTCTTTTATTTTTATGCTGTCGTACTCAAGTCTGGTTTAAGAGGCCGCTTATCATAAGCGGTAGGCGGATAATCTCCGTGCGTGGGTTCGTATCCCACCGGCAGCACCTGTTTATGTAGCGTCTGGCTTTTAGCCGGGCGCTTTTTTTATGCCCGGAAGCCGTAACCTAAGGGACGGGACATCCCTTTCTGACCTCAAATCCTCAGCGGTAGTCCGGGCACCAATAAATAACTTGCAATTATCGCGGGAGTGAGTTAACATGCTTATAAGACCTTTAATTATTGCTGCGAGAATTTTGGATGAAGATTATCCGAAAGACCCGAATCCTGAAAATTGGCGTACTATCAGTGGTGCAAAAGTGCATCTGAACGAAAAAGGTCAGATTGACGGTGGTGCTGGCAGTAAGTTTAATAAGAAAAAATTCGGCAGCAATTTTAGTGCTCAAGAAGGATTTTCGGGAGAATATGCAGCGCCGAACTCTTCTGAGGAAAAATCGCCTATCAAAAAAGCAGCTTCTGTCTTTACTGAAGCATCTGTACAGCCATACAATGCCAAGGAGAGTAATTATCCGTTCCGTAAATCAAATTACACTAAGGCGCATAAGGATACTGCTGTGTGGTGCAAATCCATGGAAGAATCGAAGAAAAAATTTGATGCGCAAGCTCTTACTGTCTGGGAATCTGCAAATCATGAAGAACGTGAAGCTATTAAAAAATATACGGCCGAGTATGAGCAATTTAATGACCCTTTGCGCGGTTATGAATACGGGACTGGCCAATATAAAGGTGTAGGGAGTATTGACTTTGAGAATATTGGCAATAATAGTTATGGGAAATTAAAACCTGGCAAAGCTAGAGACCTAATCACAAATATGACCAACTACATTGACCGTAGTGCTTTTGATGAGGATATCTGGCTGCAGCGTGGTTGCAGTTTTATAGGCATGGATAAATTTTTCAATCTCCGCAAGCCGATGCAAGACTACACTCTTGATGAGCTGAGAGCTGAAATTTTAGGTACTAAACCCACAGAACATGGTTTCATGTCTTGTGGCGCTGCCAAAGGTACAGGCTTTGATAAAAAACCAGTTATTCTTAATATTTATGCTCCAGCAGGAACTAAAATGGCTTATACTGCTAATTTTTCTATTTTCGAAGAAGAAAATGAAATGGTTTTGCAGCGCGGCACGCAGTTTCGCGTTGCAAAAGTAGAAGAAAAACCTGGCGAAGGCTTCTTTATTGACCTTGAGGTCGTTGGTTACAATATACAGAAAGTGTAGGTAAAAATCATGGGATTATATGAACGTCATGCAGACGAATTGTTGAGTGATAATACTCATAATGCTGGATACGAGCAGTGTAAAGAATGCGTTTATTCCGGTAAGCCTGGAACAGCTGCTTATAGCCGTTGTATTTGCGAGAAGTATCCGTTGAGCGATGGCGACGATCAATGGGCAACCAGCAAGCCTGACGGTATTGAAGATGGCTCGGTAAGATGCAAATTTAAAAAAGAACGTTAATATTGAATAAATGACTTGAATGTTTTAAGTATTAGAGTTAACATAACAACAATCAAACGAAAGGTTGTGATTATGTTATGGAAAAACAGATTTATTACGATTATTTAGAAGAGCTGCGTCAGTCTGGCGTAACGAATATGTTCGGTGCTGCACCGTATCTCATGCGTGAATTTGATTTGAGTCATGATGAAGCATCAAAAATACTTAGCGACTGGATGGGTAGCTACAAGCAACCAGAATAACTTACTATCGAAAAAATCACTAACGTAAACCTTGAGCTTAACGGCTCGGGGTTTTTCTGTTTCCGGAGGTAATTATGAAAATCATTGATATGCCCATCGGCGATGTGGTTCCGTATAAAAACAATCCACGGCGTAATGACAAAGCCGTGAAGCCGGTTATGGAATCACTGAAGGAGTTCGGCTGGAAGCAGCCTATTGTTATTGACAAGGACAATGTTATTGTCTGTGGTCATACGCGTCTGCGTGCTGCTAAACGACTTAAGATGAAGACTGTGCCGTGCGTGATGGCTGATGACCTTACTCCCGAGCAGATTAAGGCGTTCCGCCTAGCGGATAATAAAACCGCCGAGTTTGCAAGCTGGGACATGGACATGCTCAACAGCGAGCTGCTTGATATCAAAGGTATCGACATGGGCGATTTCGGTTTTGATATGCCAGAGCCTGAACCGGAGGAGGATGCTTTTGATGTGGATGCAGCGCATGAGGCCGCCAAGCAGAACACCATCACGACTCCTGGGACTCTTTATCAGCTTGGGAACCATCGCTTATTATGTGGCGATTCAACAAATCGTACTGATGTAGCACGTTTATTGGGGGGGCAAATGGTTGACATGGTGTTTACTGATCCTCCCTATAATGTCGCTTACCAAGGCGGCACAAAAGATAAGCTCACAATTAAAAACGATTCGATGAGTGAGGCTGAATTCAAAAACTTTTTAGATGCAGTGTTTGATAATTATTTTGCCGCGATGAAGCCTGGCGCGTCCTTTTACGTTTGCTACGCTAGTCGCAGTGCTGTCGAATTCCGGCAGGCTATTGTCGATGCCGGTCTGCTGCTGAAGCAGGACCTTGTCTGGTGCAAGAACACATTTACGCTGGGACGGCAAGATTACCAATGGCAGCATGAGCCTATCCTTTATGGATGGAAGCCTGGCGCGAAGCACCGCTTTTTTGGCGGTCGTAAGCTGTCGACGGTTATACCTGACAACTATCCGGTGGAGGTTGGCTACGATGCCGATGGGCATCAGCTCATCCACATCAGCATCGGGCTGAAGACCGTCTGTCTGCGTGCCGACAATGTGGAGGCTGTGGATACGGAAGAGGTCAACAGTGTAATCCATGTTGACAAGCCAACGCGTAACGCCGAGCATCCCACGATGAAGCCGATTGCCCTCTGTGCTAAGTGCATCAAGAATAGCTGCCAGCAAGGTGATGCTGTGCTCGATTTGTTTGGCGGCTCTGGCTCCACGCTCATTGCCTGCGAGCAAATCAATCGCCAATGTTACAGCATGGAGCTTGATCCTGTATACTGCGATGTCATCGTTAAGCGTTGGGAGGCTCTCACCGGCAGGAAGGCCGAGGTAATCGGTGCCGAATCCTGAGAACGTTTTGGGCGTTAACGCCGAGCGAACGCCGAAGAAGCGTCAAGAATTAGCTGCTGCAGCTGGTCGCGCGTCTGGTGAAGCTCGCCGCCGCAAGCGTGCCATGCGTGAGGTTCTTGACGACCTGCTGCAGATGCCGCTCAAGCGTGGCGAGCTGAAGAATGTTGAGTGCCTGGGTGACCTAATGGGGCCGAACGGCAAAATTAATCTGCTGAACGGTAAAATTAATGTAACCGTTGAGCAGGCTGTGCTGCTAGGTCAGGTCGTGCTTGCTATGCAGGGCAATACCAAGGCGGCGACGTTCCTGCGGGATACTGCAGGGCAGAAAATTCTTAAGGATGCCGAAGAGCAGTCCCAATATGAGGACGATGGCTTTACCGACGCAATCAAGCGCAGCGCAAAGGATGTGTGGAAATAATGGGCATCGTTGGCAGGCTGCGCAGTATTATCAAACCTGTTATCAAGTTTTTTGAGTTTAGTAAAAAACAAATGCAAATCTTAACGTGGTGGTGCGAGGACTCTCCCTACCACGATTACAATGGTATTATAGCTGACGGTTCCATCCGCGCTGGTAAAACAGTAGCGATGGCCGTCTCTTTTGTTATTTGGGCTATGGATACCTACGATGGCCAGAACTTTGCTATGTGCGGCAAAACCGTAGGCAGCTTCAGGCGTAACGTTTGGAAATGGCTCAAGCCTGTATTGCTGGTGCGTGGCTATCAGGTGGAAGAATCACGCACGGAGAACCTTATTGTGCTGGCTCGCAAGCAAGGCAGCACAATGAAGCTGAATTACTTTTACGTGTTCGGCGGCCGCGACGAATCCTCGCAGGACCTCATTCAAGGCATTACTTTGGCTGGCCTGTTTTGCGACGAGGTTGCGCTCATGCCGGAGTCGTTTGTCAACCAGGCATCCGGCCGCTGCTCTGTGCCGGGCGCTAAGCTGTGGTTTAACTGTAACCCGGATAGCCCGATGCACTGGTTCCTGCTACGCTGGATTGAGAAGTGCGACGAGAAGCGCTTGCTGCATATCCATTTCCTGATGGACGATAATCCGTCGTTATCCGACGAGGTGCGTGAACGTTACCGGACAATGTATTCCGGTGTGTTCTATCGCCGCTTCATTCTAGGCGAGTGGGTAATGGCGCAGGGCGCTATCTATCGTGATGCGTGGAGTGATGAGTTGCTTTTTGGTGATGACCAGCTGGAGTATTTGCTCAAAAATCTGCACATCATGAAGCGCTCTATCACGATTGACTATGGTACCGTGAACCCGATGGTGTATCTGGACGTGCTCGATGATGGGCGCGACCTGTGGTTCATCCGCGAGTATTATTGGGACAGCCGCGCCGAGGAAAAGGAGAAGGACAACAGCCAATACGCCGACGACCTGCTTGAGTTCGTGCGTGGCGTGGAGCTGTGGCCGACAAATGTGGTCATAGATCCATCTGCAGCAAGCTTTAAAATTGAGCTGCGCAATCGTGGGCTGCGTGCGAAGGAGACGGTGGAAACAATCAACGCCGACAATGATGTCATTGAGGGCATCCGTAAGGTGAACACGTTGCTAACCCGTCGCCGCATCCATTTTTATCGTGGTTTAGTGCACACGCTGAAGGAGATGCAGTCCTATTGTTGGGACGACAAGGCTCTGCAGCAGTCCGGCAAGGAGAAACCTATTAAAGTAGCTGACCATGCGCCTGATGCGGTGCGCTACTATGTATCAACAGTCATCAGGCCAAGGAGGATAGCAAATGTCTAAAAGAAAACGCAGGCGCGCCCTGGACAAAGCTCCTGAGCCGCAGCCAATACGCAGCAGGGCGCTCGACGCCTTTAGCAATGTGCTGGCTCGCTTGGGCGCAGGCACTCCGAACCTGCTGGAAGGCACGGAGTACAGCTTGCAGCGCATGTCGCGTGATTTTAACACTTTAAATGCTCTCTACCGTGAGAGTTGGATTGTCCGTCGCATCATCGACGTTATCCCGGCGGACATGCTCAAAAACTGGATAACGATTACCAGCGGTCTGGACCCCGATGTAGAGAAGCGGCTCAGTCTTACTCTGCGTCGTACTCAGCTCATTGACAAGCTTAAGCGTGGCATGCAGTGGGGCAGGCTCTACGGTGGCGCGCTAGGCGTGATGTTGGTCAAACACCAAGGCTACGACCTTAGCCAACCGTTGCAGCTTGACTGGATAATGCCTGGCGATTTCGCAGGGCTGCTCATCTTCGACCGCTGGAACGGAGTTAACCCATCCAGCGAGCTTATCGAAGATATTTCTGATCCTGATTATGGTTATCCGAAATATTACACTGTAACTGATCCTGCCGGTGGTGGCTCCGTGAAGATTCATTATAGCAGGGTAGCTCGATTCCCCGGAGCCACGCTACCGTTCTGGGAGGAAATTGCAGAGATGCAATGGGGCGCGTCTGTCATTGAGTCTATTTTTGATGAGCTGCGTAAGCGTGACAATGTGAGCTGGAACATTGCACAGCTCACGTTTATGGCGAATATCCGCGTGCTTAAAATGCAGGACTTAGGTCAGCTTCTGGCGGCGACGGACAACGAGTCGCAGGCTGAGCTGCTGCGAACGCTGGAAGCGCAGAACATGCTGCTGAACAATATGGGCATGCAGGTTATGGATGCTGCAGATGGTCTGGAAACACACCAGTATACTTTCGGCGGCCTTGCTGACTGCTATCAGCAGTTTATCATGGACATCAGCGGCGCTGCTGAAATTCCGGTGACGCGTCTGTTCGGGCGCTCTCCCTCTGGACTCAATGCTACAGGCGAGAGTGACCTGCAGAACTACTACGACATGATAGCTGAGAAGCAGGAGTCTTATCTGCGTCCTATTCTGAACAAAGTGCTCCCGCCGTTCATTATCTCGACACTAGGAAGCCTGCCGGACGACTTTGACTTTGAATTTGACCCGGTTGCAGAGCCTACGGATAAAGAGCGCGCCGACCTTGCCAAGTGTGGCACAGATAACGTTGTAGCTGCTTACAATGCTGGTCTTATCTCTCAGCGCACTGCGTTGAAGGAGCTGAAGCAGCAGAGCGAGCGCACCGGTGTCTGGACGAACATCACCGATGAGGACATCGAGCGTGCGTCCGACTCAGTGGAGCCGCCTGGCGAGATGGGTGGCATGTTTGGCGGCATGGGCGGTGGCGAGGCTGCTGGTGCTGAACCTCAGCAAAATAAACCGCCTGAATCCGAATAAACAACTTGCAATAATTATGCATAAGAGTTAATATATACACACTAAAAATTACGGAGGTTAGTGTTATGGATAAAACTAAACTTAACCTGGAACGTCTGCGTGCTTATGATGCTGAATGGGAAGAAGATAAGCATCCGCGTGCTGAAAACGGACAGTTTACTTCTGGCAGTGGCAGTGCTGGTGGTGGAGCTGAAAGCGGTAGCAAGTACGGTTACAGTCGTTCTGAGCAGCATGTTGCCAATAAAATGGAAGAATGGGGCAACGAGCAAGGAAACATTGCTGCTCTTGAAGCTGCCGATGCTTTCCGTGATGCGCGTGAAGATGAAAATGATATGCGTGAAGTCTTGAAATCTGTACGTCAGCATTTAGTCGAAAACGAAAATGACATTCGTGGTTATGATGAAAATCCCAAAAATTTTGACAAGGTTATGGAACAGCTGGATGATATGGAGTCTATGCTCGACGACCAGGATGATTATGAATTTAAGCATGGTGAAATAAAATCTCCGCTCCGTCAGGCTGCTGAGGCGGTGCAGGGCGGCGATGGCAGGCTTAAAGGTTACAAGGGCTTGAGCTTTACACAGGAAACCAGCGAGGCTGATTCTGGCACTCCTGCCGGCGAGGTACATAATTTCATTGTTGGCAACCTTAAAGGCAAGGAACCGACGAAGGAAAATGTAACGGCTGCGTGCAAGCAGGTAGTAAATATGTTGAATGACGATATTAAATATCTGAGTGAGCGCGCTGCCACAGCTAGACGTTATGGCAATGAACAGGCTGCTAAGGAATGGGAAGCAAATATTGAAAAGCAGCAACAAAGAATACAAGCTGCTTATGAGGTTACAATGGGTTTTAGTAAATGAAAAAATTTAAAATGCCGCGAGTCATTGAGCGCTCTTATGCCAGCGCCATTGACCTCCTGATGCAGGGACTGAAGCGTGAGTTATCTCACGTTGCCAGTCCTTTTTTTATTGCTGACATAATGCGTCGGCTGGCACGTTCCCCGACTTTTATTCGTGCCTGCGACCAAATCGCGCGCTCGATGGCTACGCATCTGTTCCGCGACGGGCATAAGACGTGGCGTGCCGCAGCAGCCGAGGGCAGCAAGGGGCGAATAATTCGCACCGCCCTACAGCGCGAGCTTGCCTCACCACGCGTCGCAAAAGTGTACGAGGGTATAATCAGTCGTAACGCCGAATTAATCCGCTCTATGCCGCTCACGCTGGCCGACAGGGTGGCTCATAAGGTTGCTAAAGGTTATGAGCAAGGCTTGCGACCGGAGGCGATGATAGACGATATCCTCAATGAGTACCCGCACATGACCGAAGCTCATGCAAGGCTCATTGCCCGCACGGAAACGTCTAAAGCCAGTACGGCTCTGACGCAGGTACGTGCTGCTGAGGCAGGGCTTGAATGGTACGTCTGGCGTACAAGCGAAGATTCTCGCGTGCGTTCTGCTCACGCTCATATGGATGGCGTGATTATCCCTTGGAGCGAGGCACCGGCGCCGGAATTGCTTAACCATGAGAAGTCGCAAGGGTACTACCATGCGGGGAACATTTATAATTGCCGCTGCTATCCTGAGCCGCTTATCAGGTTTGACCAGGTGGCGTGGCCAGCTAAGGTGTACCGAAACGGCAAAATCGAGCGCATGGGCATAAAACAATTTAAGAAACTATTACCTGGAGGTGAGCTATGAGCAAGGCATATTTTGGCTCACGAATCTCCGACCACATCCTTAAAACGCCAGAAGGCTTTCTGATCTGCAAGGACGTTCCGATTGCTCGTACCGGTACGCAGCAGTATCGAGGCTGCGAGTTTGGCGGTCCGGTCGCTGATGGCATTTATAATGTCCAGCGCCCTGAAGCCGAAGTCTTTGACCGTGCTGCCGTGGCAAGCTTTGAGGGGAAGCCTGTATGCGATGAGCATCCGGAGGAAGATGTAACTCCAGATAACTATGGGCGGTACATGAAAGGCGTGTGCCGTGATGTGCGTCGAGGCGATGGCGATTTGAGTAATTGCCTGGTCGCTGATTTGGTTATTTACGATGCTGACCTTATCAATAAGATTGAGGCTGGCAAACGCGAGATATCTTGCGGCTATGACTGCTTGTGGAATCCGACGAGTGACTCCAGCTATGATCAGCTGGAAATCCGTGGTAACCATGTAGCGGTTGTTGATAAAGGCAGGGCGGGGCATAAGGTTGCTATCCGTGACGCTGCCGACGATAAAAAAGGAGGTACAAAAATGTCTAAATCTTTGATTGGACGTATCCTGCGAGCGCTGGCTCGCGACGAATCTACTACACCGGAGGACATGGAGGCTGCTGCTAAACTTGCAGGCAGCTCTGACGCTGACCCGCGTCCTCAGCCTGCGCCAGCTCCTGCAGCTCCTACAGTTCCTGCAACACCTGCGCCTGCTGCTGTACCGCAGCCTGAACATAAACCTGCAGCAATGGATGAGGCTACCGAAGCACGTTTCAAGAAAATTGAGGACGCGCTGGAAGCTATCAGCTCTAAGCTGAATCCTGCACCGCCTGCTGCTGAACCTAAAAAGGACGCTCTGGACGCGCTGGAGGAAGAGCTCCAAAACAAAGCACCTGCTGCTGCTCCTGCCGGTGATGAGGATGATGTAATCGAGTCGCCGGAAGATATTAATGCGCAAGATGCAGAGCCGGAAGAAGATGTTGAGGGCGAGTGTGCTCCTAATGCTAAGGAAGCACGCGACGCAGCTATGGCTTTAATTAAAAACTTGAAGCCTGCAGTAGCAGCCATCCCCAATGAGGCACAGCGCAAACGTGCGGCTGACTCTCTGGCTATCCTCATCAAAGGCTCTATGCAGCAGGATGCTCAATATGGCGAGCTGATGCAGATGCGTCGCCGTTCCGCTGCGCAAGACAGCAAGCCTGATGATTATGCTCTGGGGCGTGAGATTGCTAAAAAATATAATCCCCATTATAAAAATCGCTAAGGAGGCAAAATAATATGAGTGGTAAAGCAATTGGTATCTCTATGAATTTTGGCTATCCCGGTAACTACGCCCGCACTCCGGACGATATCGTGGCCAGCCGTCTGTTAAACGAGGAAAGCGAAGCTATCCCTTTTGGTGCCGCTGTCTGCATTAAAGACGATAATACTTACACTGCCGTTGGTGCTGCAACTACCGCTGCTGATGTTTCGGGCATTGCACTGCGTGTTGTTAAGCAGGCCGTGTCTTATGCAGAGCAAAATAAAACCGAGTATCAGCCTGGTCAGTATATGTCTGTCCTGGAACGCGGCGCTGCTACTGTTGTCTGCAATGTTGGTCAGCCTAAAGCAAACGGTAAAGTATACGTTCGCGTTAAAGCTAACACATCTATTGCTAACGGCGTAGTTGGTGGTTTTGAGGCTGCTGCTGACAGCACTAACACCATTGAAATTCCTAACATGCGCTGGACTAGCGGTGCAATGGATGCAAATCGTGTTTGTGAGGTTACTCTGTTGACACGTGCTTCTGCGTAATATAAGGAGGTATAAATAATATGACAACTGGAAAATTTGGCTTTTATAGCCCGGACGCTGGTATGCGTAATTTGGGTAATTTTGCCATGCAGAATGGTGGTCGTAAAAGATTCCGCGGCTCTGCATGGGATGCTGCTGCCAGCTCTGGCATGGCGTACATTACAGGCGAGCTTGAAAAGGTTGATCCTAAGCTGCGCGAACCGCTGACCAGTGTAACCTGGCAGCGTGATATTGTCGCCAAGACTGGCGGCGGCTGGGTAGAGTTTACTTCTACTTTTGATGTTGATTACGCTACTTCCGGCGCCAACGCTAACAGCATCACTGCTCCCGGTGCTACTACTATCCCTGTAATGCAGGTCAACACCAGCAAGAACATGTTCAAGGTATCCACCTGGATGCACGCTATGCAGGTACCGTTTATTGACCAGGCGAAGATGAAGCAGATTGGCCGTAATCTGGAAGATTTGCTGGATAAGGGCGTTAAACTCAACTACAACAAAACTCTTGACCTCAATGTCTACAACGGCTTCAAAGAGGCAGGTACTACTGGCTTGCTGAATGACCCGAATGTTGTTACCTACACTGTGGGTAATGGTGCAAATGGCACTCCCGCATGGAACACTAAAACCGCGGATGAGATCCTGCACGACATCAATAATGCGCTGGTTGATGCATGGGCTGCGTCTGAATACGACATGAAGGGCATGCCGAATCATATCCTGATTCCGCCGAAGCAGTATGCTTACATCACCATGCAGAAGGTTTCCGACGCTGGCAACATCTCCATTATGGAGTATCTGATGCAGAACAATATTGCTAAAGAGCAGGGCGGCTCTATCACCATTGAGCCTTGCCGTTGGTGCATCAAGGCCGGCACCGGTCAAAAAGACCTCATGATGGTTTACGTCAACGACGAGGATATGGTCAATTTTGATTTGACTGTGCCTATCACCCGCGCGTATACTCAACCGTCTGTTGAGCGTGCCGCTATCCTGACTTTGTTTGCAGCGCAAATCGGCCAGGTTAAATTCATGTATTACCAACCTGTCGCATACCACATCGGTATCTGATTAGGCAATATTCTAGCCAGGCGTTTATCGTCTGGCTTTTTTATTTGAGGAGGACAATCAATGGTTATTTTAACTAAAAAACGCTTTGGCTTTGTGAAGCAGGACGGTACTGAACGCATTGATGCGGAACGCTTTTTGACTAAGGGTGGCATGGAAATTGAGGATGCTCCAGATTGGATTGCAACTGATCCGCTGTATGCGCTGGCCGTTGAATCTGGCGACCTTGTGCCGGTAAATGGTAAAACTCCGAAGGCTGAGGCAGAAGCTGTTGCCAAAGCCAAGCAAAGCAAAGCGGAGGATAAAAGCGAATAAGGAGGTGCATTATGTACCATCCGCTGATTGCTCAGGCGAGCAATATCAAAACGCAGGATAATCCTCCCTACACCAAGGAGGACTTCCTGGCATTCTATCCACAGTTTGCTGAGCCGCTGCCGGAAATAGTGCTGGACAGCTTTGTAGAGCTTGGTCAGGCGTGTGTAAGTGAGCAGCGCTATGGCAAGATGTGGAGGATGGCCATCGGACTATTCATCGCCCATATGTGCACCCTTTACATGCAGTCTGCTGCAGACCCGGGTGCACCTGCTGCTGATATCCTTGCCGCAGCTCAGGCCGCTGGTGTTGTTACGAGCGAGTCTGCTGATGGCGTGTCTTATTCCATGGATACGTCCGCGCTTTCACAGGACCTTGCTGGTTGGGCGGCGTTCCGGTTGACCGCGTTTGGCGTGCAGTTTGCCACTCTGGCGCGCTTTGCTGGCAAGGGAGGGATGTATGTATGGTGAGCATCAATACGTCGCACAGGACGGTCAGCGGCGGGCTACAGGGGCTTATGGACAGAGTGCAAGCTTTGAACCGTGTCAATAAGCTTTACGTTGGTATCCCGCAGGAGAAAACTGCTCGCGGCGATGAGCCTATAAATAATGCGAGCCTGCTGTACATCCATACTCATGGCATCCGGCGCAAGTCCATGCGTGAGGAAATGCAGAGCTATATGGATCAGGGTATGAAGTACAGTCTTGCTTATCAGCTCTACGTCCAGACACACGGCTCGCCGCTTTGGCATGCACCGCCACGTCCTGTTATTGAACCGGCCATCGCCAAGCACCACCGTGAGATTGCAGAAGAATACGCTAAGGCTGTAAAGGCTGCTATGACTGGCGATGGAGCGAAAGCTGATGCTTTTATCAAACGCACGGGCCTGCTGGCGCAGAACATCTGCCGCAAATGGTTCACGGATGCCGAGAATGGCTGGCCGCCTAACTCCCCGAAAACCATAGATAAAAAGACTAAAGGCAAGGGCGGCAAAACTAATCCGCTGATTGATACCGGTGCCTTGCGTAAGGCTATTGTTTATGTGGTAAGGAGTGATTGACGTGGTTAATGTTGGCAGAGTGGTGCGCAGCAAGCGTTTAGGCTGCCAGCGCATTACTGTCAAACGCTACGCTGCGAGCTGGCACGATGGAGCTTACGGTCGGGATGCAGACAATCCTATTGTGCTGCAGGTAGCAGCGATTGTTACCGTTGCCCAGCCCAAAGATTTGCAGTTATTGCCCGAAGGTGACCGCGTTGCCGGGGCAATGAAGTTTTTGACGAATATTGAGCTGCACGCGACCAATGGTGAAGCTATCAGCGATGAGCTTGAATGGCGCGGAGCACGCTACAAAATTCTCACCGTTACCCCTGATATTGATTATGGGTTTTACCGCAGTATTGGGACGCGATTGGACGGTGACGGTGTTGGTTAAAAATATTGCTGAATTTGAATCTTTAATGTGGGCAGAGCTGATGGACATCCTCGGGCATGATGCTAAGACAATACCGCCGCCTGTACGCCGCTCCTGGCCAACGGACGGAGGCCCCGACTGGAAGCTTACAGACAACGTGGTCTTTATGCAGTGCACCGAGGCGGCCGAGGACATCATGCAGCCGATTGATGAGCGTTGGCAGTCTGAAGGACGTGATTTTTTGCGTGAGAGTGCAAGCACACGTACCATCCAGCTACGCCTGAATGCTTATGGGCCTGCCTGCTATGAATCGCTTTTGCAAATTCGCCTTGAGTTGCTGCGTGGCCGGCCGAAGCTCAAAAAACAAAAAATCTATATTATCCCCGGCAAGGATTCCATCCAATATGCGCCTGAACTATTTCAGGGGCGTTGGTGGAAGCGTGCCGATTTGACTTTATATTTTAATGTACTGATCAGCGTTGAATCTATTGTGAAAGCAATTGAAGAAGTCAACGTTACGATTAAAGCAAACGAGCCTGGTACGAGTGATGTTATCCTTGAGCCAGGCGAAATTATTATTAAGAAAGGGTGATTTAGTTGGCTTATAAATTGGATTTATCTCCAATTGTCGACGTGGTTATCAACCTGTCTGCTAAGGCTGCTGCTCGCAAGGGCTTTAACCTTGGCCTGATTATTGGCAAGTCTGAGGTTATTCCGGCGAATGAAAGGGTACGGATTTATACCAGTGCATCTCAAATGCTGACCGATGGGTTTACAGAAACGTCTCCAGAATACAAGGCTTCTCAGCTTTATTTTGCTGCTACGACCAGCCCTCGTAAGCTGGCGGTGGGCGTAAAGCTGGTAGAAGACGAGAATTTAACTGCTACGCTGGAGGCTTGCCGTGCTGCTAACTCTCAGTGGTGGCCGTTTAGCTATCTTGGCGCAGAAGATGTTGATATCAAAGACAGTGCAGCTTGGTGCGAGACCGCTGTACCTGACAGCGTCTACATGTATACGACTGCTGATAAAAGCGTACTTGACGCATCTGGTGATGCAAAGAGCATCTTTAAGGCTTTGAAGGATAAAAACTACCGTCGCAGCTTTGGTCAGTATTGTGGTGACACGGATACTCCCGATGCTGTTGCAGCTACTATGGGCTACGCGATGGGCGCTAACCGTGGTCTTGCCGGTGATGCGTTTACGCTGGCGTATAAAACTCTGCCCGGCGTAAAACCAGATGACCTGTCTGAATCTCAGGTAACCCATGTGTGTGGCAGTGCTGAATCTACAGGTCATAACGGTAATGTATATATTACTCGTGGCGAGGAATACGATGTTTTGCAGCAGGGCTACATGGCTGATGGCACGAGCTTTGATGAGGTGCTTTACCTTGATATGCTCAAAAATGACATTACGCTTAATGTCATGGACCTGCTTTACCAGCGTCGAAAATTGCCGCAGACTGAAGCTGGCGTTACAAGCATTATTAATGTTATCAATGATGCTTGTCGTAAGTATGTAAAGTTAGGCTTTATCGCTCCGGGCAAGTGGAACGGTGCCGAGTGCCTGAATCTGCAGACAGGTGATTACCTGCCTGATGGCTATCTGGTGCAGAGCGAGCCTCTTGACGAGCAGTCTCAGGCTGACCGTGATAAACGCAAGGCTCCACCGATTTATGTCTGCTGCAAACTGGCTGGTTCGATTGAATTTATTACCATCCAGGTTAATGTTAACCGCTAAGGAGGCTATCTGAATGGAATTAACTACTTACAGTTTTGCTGATCTGGCTGGCTCTATTAATCATCCGACGTTTGGCTCTTACCTGTTTGATGGTACTGGCGTTGGCTCTGTAACCGTTGCTAAGGCCACCGACCGCACTGCTCATGATATTGCTGCAGATGGCTCTGTAATGGTATCTAAGATTGCGGGCAATAATGGCACCGTAACCATTGAATGTCAACAGACCTCTGCTATCCATAAATGGCTGAGCGCCTGGTTTAACGCGCTGTGGCAACTGCCGACAAGCGAATGGGCAAGCACCAGCATGACGCTGCGTAATACCGCTACAGGTACCCGCCACATCATCTCCGGCGTATCGCCGCAAAAAGAGCCGGATACTCCGTATCAGAGCCAAGGCCAACGCGTGTCTTGGACGCTGATGTGTGCTGAGATTACTAATCTGCCGATTTGACGATGGAGGTCTGAATCATGCTTAAACAAAAAACACAAGTTGTGGAGGTGGCTGGTAAATCCTACCAGCTCACTAAGATGGACGCTCGCACAGGCAGCTATGTTGCTTTTAAGGTTGCGGGCGTGCTGGCGCCGTCTGGCGGCAAAACAGCCGAGATGGCTGCTGCTCTCATGGGTATGCCACGTAAGGATTTTGATGAACTGCAATCCCTGCTGCTGCGCACCGTTAATCGTTTGATTGATAACGGTAATGGTCAGCAGCTCCCCGAACCTGTCCTGACGGCTAAGGGAGATTTTGTTGATGATGCTCTGGCGTATGATGCTGCCAGCGTTATCCAGCTGACTGTTCATGCGCTGATTTTTAACGTCGGAGGTTTTTTCGCCGCAGCCGGGTTGAATCTCCCGGCAGAATTGACGGGCAAACCTACGAGCCGATGAGTTATCCGACGCTTGATGCTTTCGCCTTTGCTCCTGTTGTTGCAGGGCTTTGGCAGCAGCACGAGCTGAGTGATGGCACGTATGATTTTGATGATTTGCTGGACGCTCACGAACTGTTGGCGGTCAAGGCAGAAAACGCACGGCGGATGCAGGAAGCCATGAGAAAGGAGTAGGCTGATGAGCAATATCTTAGAAGAATATCTTGTGCGCATTGGCGCGGAAGTCGACAAGGACGCTTTTGCCGGAGCTGCGCAAGCTATCAGCAAGTTATCCGGTATGCTCGGGAAGCTGGGTACTATCCTTAAATATGGCGGTATTTTTGTAGGCCTTGCTAAAGTTACGGAAGCTGTCATTGATAACATCAAGGCTGTGGCCAGCGCCGATTTGGAATACCAAAAGCTGGCGCAATCAATGTGGGTGACAAAAGACACAGCTAAAACCTTGAGTGTGGTCCTGAAGACCATGGGCGCTTCGCAGGAAGATGTGGCATGGGTGCCGGAGCTGCGTGAGCAGTTTTTCCGTCTGCGTCAGGAGATGGCAGAGCTGTCTACTCCTGCAGATGCTGACGGACAGTTAGCCTGGATCCGTGAGATTGGTTATGACGTGCAGTCTTTGCAGCTCAAATTAAAAATGTTTAAGGAATGGGTGGTCTATTACCTTATCAAAGAGCTGCAGCCCTACATCAAAGAGTTTCAGGATTTTATCCGTTGGCTGAATGATAAATTTGGCAAGAGCTTGCCTACACTGGCGCGTAAGGTGGCCAGTGTGTTGGCGAGTGTGGTGCGTGTAGCAATGTCGCTGGTCAAGGCTCTCAAATGGGTGTTTGAAGGCATTTATAATTTTATTGACGCGCTGCCAAGTAAAACAAAGGCTTTAGTGGCTATATTTGCTGTTGTCGGTGCTGCCATCATGGCAGGGCCGTTTGGCTTGATGATGATGGCCATCGGCACTGCACTCATCATGCTGGAGGATTTCTTTGGTTATCTTGAGGGGCGCGAGAGTAGCAATACATTAAAGCCGCTCTGGAAATGGCTTACTGATGAGAATAATCCATTGCGCCGCCTGCTTGAAAAGCTTAAGGAAGGCATTGCGTTTATCCTTGCCAAGCTTACAGAGCTGTTTGAGAAAGTCTTTACCGAAGAACGTCAGGAGAAGCTCAAAAAGACGGTAGCTAATATTGCTAAGGGCGTTGCTGAAATTGCCGAAGGTCTGGCCACGATTGTTGAGAGTATTTTTGGCAAAAAGTATCCTGTTGTGAAGAAATTCTGGGACTTCTTTTTGCTGGCTGTTGGCAAGGTAGTAGATAAGGTGCTCACATTGACAAATAGGATGGGACATCTTATGCAAGCCTTAGGTAAAGCTATGCAGGGCGATTTTGCTGGTGCTAAAAAAGAATTGCAGCTAGGCTCAGCGGCTGAAGGTGCAGACAGCGAACGTGCTCAATACATCCGCGACAAGCTGATGTCATTAGGTTGGTCTAAGGCTGCCGCGTCCGGTATTGTAGGCAACTTGGTACAAGAATCCGGTTTGCGTACAGACGCTGTCGGTGATGATGGTACGTCTGGTGGCATAGCTCAATGGCACAATGAACGCTGGGATGCGCTCAAACGCTATGCTGCTGCTCGTGGCAAGGAATGGACCGACCTTGATACTCAAATTGCCTATCTTGACCATGAACTGCGCACGAACGAGAGTGAAGCAGGCGACAAATTGCGTAATGTAGAAGATGCTGCCGAAGGTGCGAGTGTGTTTATGCATGAGTTTGAGCGTCCTGACATTTTTTCTGCGAACGAGGACGACCGTGCTGCCAACGCTATGGTTATCTATAACAAAGATAAAGAATCTGCCGAAAACGCTGCTCATGGTGACGGCGGGTATAACAGCCTTGTTGCTCCTACGAGCTATGCTGCAGGTTTTGCTGCTGGTGGTACTGCCGGCCTTATGCCAATGAGCAATAACACGGCGACCTATAACGGCGGAGTTGTAAACGTTGGCGGCATTGTGGTTAATTGTGGGAACGTAAGCGATCCGCAGGGCGTGGCTAAGGCTGTGGAAGGAACAATGGAAGATTTTGCCCAGCGTCTTGCAGCGCATAACGGAGGGACGGTGTTTGTATGAGCTTAATGGGTACAATGAACACTTTAAATGGTATCTGGGGCGCTAATAATCTGGTTGCTAAGCTCACGGGCAATAAATCATTTAAGACTAATGATGGTTATAGTCCATCTGTTTGGGGCAGTGGCCTAGGAGCACAACAGGTGCTTATGGTCAAAACGAACATTGGCGGCTATTTTTTTGATGCTGTTTTTAGCGTTGATACTGAACATAGCCTGACGGTTACCCAGCATCCTGTGCAGACTGGCGCAAATATCAGCGACCATGCTTTTGTAAATCCTATCCGTATGACGATGCAGATTGGCGTATCTGATGCCATGGCTTATCGTACTGGTGCTGATTATGGTGGTGATGGCGGCACAAAATCTGTACAGGCCTATCGCTTACTCTGCAAGCTGCAGGAACTGCGTATACCCATGCAGGTTGTTACGCGTCTGAACACGTACCAGAATATGCTTATTGAGAGCATTGATGTGAGCGATGATGTGTCGACGCTATGCGCGCTCAAAGCTACTGTGAATCTTGTGCAGGTGCTGGTGGTTAATGTTGGAACCGAAAAGGTTTCCGCGCGTCAGTGGACTACAGGTGCACAGCGCAAATCGCAGGAAGTGCAGCCTAAAGGCGACAACAGTACGATTTTGCGCAAAGTAGAAAAGGGCACAGGTCTGGAGGTGAAGTGGGGATGAGCTATTATGAAATACCATTAACTACCACGCCTTTTGATCAGAAGACCTTTAAGCTGACGCTGGATGGCGAGCGCAACATCAATATTCTGCTTAAGTTACGCTATTATGATTTGTATGAGTTATGGGTGGCTGATGTCTGCGACAATAGCACAGGCGAAGAGTTGATTACAGGCATGCCATTGGTGCCTGGTATTGATTTGCTGGGGCAGTACGCGTACTTAAACATTGGCAGTGCCCAAATCGTAGCTGTTGGTCCTACCACGCAGGAGCAGCCTGATAATGAGACACTAGGCTCAGCCTGGGTGCTCCTGTGGGGTGATGGCTCATGAGTAGTTATCTGTGGATGAGAAAGTGGAAAATCCTTGTTGTGGATGATCAGGACAAGGAGGCCCTGAATGTTTCTGACCTGCATGTGAAGTTTACGGTCAAAAAATCTCGTGAAATAAATAATTACTCCACCGTGGAAATTTACAATCTTACTGCTGCAACAGAGCAGAAAATCCTTAAGGAAGGTGACCGCATCATTATTGAGGCCGGTTATGAAGGCTACTTGACTACATCTGCAGATGGCTCCGTTCAGGAAGCGAAGAATCCTGAAGGGCATACACAGGAGAAACAATACGGAGTTATCTTTGACGGAAAAATTATTTATCCGTCCCGCCGCAAGGAAAATAATACGGACTACGTGCTGTCGCTCTTATGCGTAGACGGAGCTAATGTCCTTGGGAAAAATTTTATTGCCAAAACCTTAAACAAGGGTGTTAATCAACGTCAGATTTTGGATGCGGTCTGTGAAAAGTCAAAAACCAAAATACCTACGAATAGTATCACGCAGGGCCTGTCCGGGCAAAAGCTGCCGCGGGGTAAGGTTATTTTTGGCGAACCCAAAGATTATATATCCGATATTGCCCGCGGCAACGGGGCCAGTTATTGGGTGAATGATGGCAAGCTGAACATGATAAAGCTTGCCGACGCTGCCAAGGATGAAGCCATCGTGCAAACGCCTACGACCGGTCTTGTCGGGATGCCGACGCAGACGCAGTATGGCGCAAATTTTAAGCTGCTGCTGAATCCTGCTGTACAGATGTGGTCCTTGGTGCAGCTTAAAAATAGCGAGATTGCGGAAGCGCAGGTTACTCCAGGTCAGGCGCAGATGCCGCTTGATGAAGAGTGGATCTATCAAGTTATTGAGCTGACGCACACAGGTGATACGACAGGTAATGATTGGTATACATCATGTACGGCTGTATCGCGCTATGGTAAGGGCGTTCTGCCTGCTCTCATGGCCAACAATGCGCAGAATCCGAACGGAGTGTGATTTTATGATTGATTTAAATTTGCGTACGCCGAACGTCGAACGTCAGGGCGAACTTGACGCTCGTGCCGCTGCAATCAAGACGCGCGTGTGCATGCCTGGCATTATCCAAAGCTTTGACGCGGCCGCTCAGACTGTTACTGTGCAGCCAGCATTGCGAGAAAAAATGCTTGCAGACGGTGATGAATCATGGATAGATATTCCTTTGCTGGTCGACGTGCCTATTGTCGTGCCACGCGCCGGAGGTTATGCGCTGACGCTGCCGATACAGGCAGGTGATGAGTGTTTGGTGGTCTTTGGCGATATGTGCATGGATGGCTGGTGGCAGAGCGGCGGCGTGCAGAACCAAGTAGAGTGTCGCAGGCATGACCTGTCTGATGGCTTTGCTATTATCGGCGTGTGGTCGCAGCCTAGAGTAATCCCCGGCTACAGCACAGGCTCTGCTCAGTTGCGTAATGATGCAGGCAGTGCTTACGTAGAGCTTGCCGGAGATACGATTAACATCGTAGGCGGTACGGTAAACATTAAAGCAGGGCGGGTGAACATCAATGAGTAGTGCAACACGTTTAGGCGATTTGGATACTGGTCATGATGCCTGTGCTCCGACAGTTCTTGCGACTGGAAGTCCGAATGTGTTTATTAACGGCCGCGCTGCAGGACGCGTGGGCGATAGCTATGCACCTCATGGCTGCATTAACCACCCGACGCATAGCGGCGTCATCGCCAGCGGCAGCAGCTCCGTATACATCAACGGCAAGGCTGCAGGGCGCATTGGTGATCCCGTGAGCTGTGGCGGCACTGTGGCCGAAGGCAGCAGTAATGTGTTTATTGGAGGCTGATATGCAGGTTAGACGTTTAGACGATAATTGGGATTACTGCTTTGGTCGTGGCTCTCAAAATTACATCAGCGGCGTTGAAGCTGTCGGGCAGGCGATAAAGCAACGCCTGCTCTTGCTTTATGCTGAATGGTGGGAAGATTTAAAAGATGGGCTGCCGTTGTGGGAGCAGATTTTAGGCACATCTGGCAATGATGAAAACAGGCAGGCCGTTGACATTATTATCCGTGACCGTATAAGTGGCACGGAAGGCGTGCAGTCTGTCACGTCTTTTGAATCAAGCTACGAACGCAGACATTATAAATTTACGGCAACTGTAGAGACTATCTATGGCTCGTTGACTATTAGTAGTGAGGAGGTGCAGATGTGACGTATTTTAAACCTTATGTTGATAGTACGGGACTGCATATCCCTACCTACAACGATATTTTAGAGGATATGATTGCCGCTATGAAGCAAATCTACGGTGATGATATCTATTTGGACAACAGCTCGCCTGATTACCAGCTGCTGTCCATTTTTGCTCTTAAGCAAAGCGACACGCTACAAGCTATGGCTTATGCCTACAACGCACGCTCGCCTGAGACGGCGATTGGTGCGTCGCTGGATAGTGTGGTTAAGCTCAACGGTATCAAACGCAAGGCTGCCAGTCAGAGTACATGTCAGGTAAAAATTACCGGCACGCCGTTTACTCAAATCGTTGACGGTGCTGTGCGTGATCGCGCTGGCCTGACATGGGAATTGCCCTCAAGCGTAGTTATTGATTCCAGCGGTACGACGTACACTGTTGCGACCTGCCGCACGGCCGGAGCTGTGAGCGCTCTGGCTGGCGATATTAGCCAGATTGAAACGCCGACTTACGGCTGGGTGTCTGTAACGAATGAAGTTGCTGCTGTGCTGGGTAATGCGCAGGAGACCGATGCGCAGCTGCGCGAACGCCAGACCATCAGCACGGCGAATCCGTCGCAGACTATGCTGGACGGAACGAAGGGCGCGATTGTTGCTCTTAAAAATGTTTCCCGCTACGCTGTGTACGAAAACGATACCAACGTCAGCTCTGTAACGGATGATAATCCGTATGGCCTGCCAGCTCACTCCGTGACCTGTGTGGTCGAGGGT